AAGCCAAACGTTAAGTGAGGAAGCATGAAACATATTCAGTTAGCGAAATTGTATATGCAAGGCCAGTTCTTTGGTTACGGGCTAGCCGTTGATGGCGAACTGCTCAACCAGCAGGAAAGCACGACCATCAGCACCAACCCTAACGAGCTTCCAAAGATTAATGCTCAGTTCTACCTGAAAGAGCAGCAGGCTGAAAACCCTATCATTATCCATCTGGATTGACCTATGGGTAAGCTTAAGACACTACGGCCAAGAGTGCAGACAATGGACGTGCGCATCGTCAAGCCTATTGTGATCGCTGATAACCGAATGACTGGCTATAAGTTGCAGCAGCGACGTATGCGCCTTTGGCGCCACAATCCATGCTGTGTGAAGTGTGGGCGCGTGACCGAGTACCCTCATGGATTTGAGCTGGACCACATTGTGCCACTCTATCTGGGTGGTGAAGATGCTGACGGCAACTGCCAGATTTTGTGCAACGGACCTGAAGGGTGCCACGGCAAGAAGACGCGAGACGACATGAATCAATTGAAATGATATTAGTTCTCGTTTGTATCTATTCATTGTTGGATTAGGCGATATTGATTATCATTTGCATCGTCAGGGGTGGGGGGTATCAAAAAGTTTCCGGTGCCCTTGCCTACGAAACCTCGCCCCCCCTCACGCGCAGAAAAAATCCCATTTGGAGGGTATTAACATGTTAACAGCCCAGAAGCGAAAGTTTGCTCTGGCGCTGATGTCCGGCAGGTCTAAAAAAGATGCAGCCATTGAAGCAGGATATTCTGAGAACTCCGCACGCTCCAAGGGTTCGCAGCTTTCAAAGGACGCGGAGGTCATCGCATTTATTGAGCGTAAAAAGAATGAAAAAGTAGAAGTTGATGACGTTCCTGAATATCGCCGAAATGTTAATACCCCAACGGTAAACATCCCCGCTGAACGCCCGACCAGTGAGAGGGCAAAAGCGGGTGATTATGACGACCCGCTGGAGTTCCTGAAATCAATCATGAACGACTCGCAAAAAGAGATAGAAGTGAGAAAAGATGCTGCTAAGGCCATGTTGCCTTATGTTCATCCGAAAAAAGGTGAGGGCGGGAAGAAGGTTGCCCAAAACGCCGCGGCGAAAGTCGCGGCCAGTAAATTCGGGGCAATGGCCGCACCAAAGCTCGTTGTAAATAACAAGGGGTAAAAATATGGTGAGCTGGGCGACGGCATGTCACGACTGGGAAAAACGGCTGGTCAATCGACAATCCATCATCCCTGAACCTATTTTTAAAGAAACTGCTTCACATGCACTCTCTATATTTAAAGAATTGCGCGTTTCTGACTTACCAGGCAAACCCACCTTTGGTGAGTGTACTGACCAGTTCGTATTCGATTTCGTGAATGCTATTTTCGGCGGATATAACGCCGAGACGGGTAAGCAGCTGATCCGTGAATATGGGCTGCTTATCTCAAAAAAGAACACGAAATCCACCATTGCAGCGGGAATTATGCTCACGGCGCTGATAATTTGCTGGCGAGAAGATGAGGAGCACTTAATCCTCGCACCCACCAAGGAAGTCGCCGACAACAGCTTTAAACCGGCTGCAGGCATGATCCGCGCTGACGAAGAATTAATGGATATGTTCCAGATTCAGGACCATATCAGGACCATTACCCACCGAGTGACGCGCAATACCTTAAAAGTGGTCGCCGCCGATACGGATACTGTGTCGGGTAAAAAAGCGGGCCGCGTACTCGTGGACGAGCTTTGGTTATTCGGTAAGCGACAAAAAGCCGAAGCCATGTTTATGGAAGCGCTGGGCGGTCAGGTATCACGCGATGAGGGATGGGTAATTTACCTCACCACGCAAAGTGATGAGCCGCCGGCAGGTATCTTCAAACAAAAGCTTCAGTACTGGCGAGACGTGCGTGACGGTAAAATTCACGACCCGAAAACGCTGGGTATTCTTTACGAATTCCCGGAGCAGATGATTAAAGATAAAGGTTATCTGCAAGCCAAAAATTTCTACATAACGAATCCCAACCTTGGCCGCTCTGTCAGCAATGAGTGGCTTGAGGATCAGCTGAGAAAAAACTTGCCCAAAATAGACGGGGCGCTGCAGCAGTTTCTGGCTAAACACCTCAATATCGAAATCGGCATGAACCTGCGCAGCGATCGCTGGGCGGGCGTTGATTATTGGGAAGGGCAGGCCGTTCAAAATGTCAGTTTGGAGGACATTATCCGCCGTGCCGAAGTGATAACCGTCGGCATCGACGGTGGCGGACTTGATGACCTTTTGGGGCTGGCCATTGTCGGGCGTGAAAAAGATACGCGAAAGTGGTTGGCCTGGACGCACGCCTGGGCGCATGAGTCTGTGCTTGAGCGGCGTAAGAGCGAAGCCTCAAAGCTTAATGACTTTGCAGTTGCCGGAAACCTGACGCTGGTGCAATACATCGGCCAGGACACCGAAGAAATTGCAGAGATTGTGTGCATGATAAAAGATGCCGAGTTGCTGGATAAAATTGGTATTGACCCCTCGGGTATTGGCGCGATCCTTGACGAGTTGGTGGCCGCAGACATTGACCAGGAGAAAGTGGTCGGCATCAGTCAGGGATGGCGTTTGGGGGGTGCTATAAAAACCACGGAAAGGAAACTCGCAGAAGGGGGGCTTGTTCACGGTGGGCAGGCAATGATGAACTGGTGCGTAGGCAATGCCAGGGTCGAACCTCGGGGAAATGCCATATTGATCACCAAGCAGGTCAGCGGTGCCGGTAAGATTGATCCGCTGATGGCGCTTTTTAACGCCGTGTCACTTATGGCGCTCAATCCGGAATCAACAAAAAAAGATTATCAAATTCATTTTATTTAGGCGTCCTGGTAATCAGTGACTCTTTTGAATAAAAGCTTCACCCATGTACCCGCCTCGGCGGGTTTTTTCGTTTCAGGAGGTCAGTAAATGGCAAAGCAACGTGCTTATAGCCTCATGACGATAAAGGCCGTTGATGAGGACAAGCGGGTTATAACCGGCATTGCCTCGACGCCTTCACCCGATCGTTACGGTGACGTCATGGAGCCAGAAGGGGCCAAGTTTAACGCAGAGACGCCGTTTCTCTGGCAGCACGACAGCAATCAGCCGATTGGTACCTGCACCCCCAAGCGGGTAAAGGACGGGTTGGAGATTGTCGCAACATTGGTCAAGCCCACGGCGGATATGCCGTCACAGCTAGCAGCACGACTTGACGAAGCCTGGGCGTCGATTAAATCAGGCCTTGTTCGCGGCTTATCCATTGGCTTTAAGCCTTTGGAGTATTCCTTTCTCGACGATGCCGGAATTCGCTTTCTGACCTGGGACCTACTTGAGGTTTCAGCAGTCACTATTCCGGCTAACGCTGAGTGTTCAATTCAAACCATTAAATCATACGATCTGCGACCTCAAACCGCGTCAGGTATAGAGAAGCCGGTCGTAAAAAAACAATCCCCCGCTGGCGCTACAGCAAAGAAATCTACCGAAATTAAAGGAAAAACCATGAATATCGCAGAGCAGATTAAAAGCTTTGAAGCAAAACGCGCGGCGCTGGCAGCGGCATTAGATACAGTGATGTCCAAAGCGGCAGAAGATGGCCGGACGCTAGACGCTGAAGAAGAAGAACAGTACGACCTGAATTCTTCTGAAATCAAATCAGTAGACGTGCATCTGGGCCGCTTGCATGAAATGGAAAATAACCAGGCAAAATCAGCTAAGCCCATTACTAAGGCTGCAGGTGGAGAAGTTCCAGTTGTTGGAAGCCGCGCGCCTGGCATCATTCACGTCGAACAAAAGCTGGAGAAAGGGATTGCCTTTGCGCGGTTCGCGAAATCCCTTGCCGCTGCTAACGGTAGTCGTTCAGAGGCTTTAGAAATCGCGCGTAAACAATATCCCAATGACGCCAAACTTCACCACGTGCTGAAAGCCGCGGTCGGTGCGGGCACCACAACCGATCCGAAGTGGGCGGGAAGTCTGGTGGAGTATCAGGAATATGCCAACGACTTTATCGAATTCCTGCGACCGCAGACCATTATCGGGCGCTTTGGGCAGGGCAATATTCCTTCCCTGCGTCAGGTACCGTTCAACGTGCGCATTCCGGCGCAGACGTCCGGCGGCTCGGCGAACTGGGTTGGGCAGGGAAAGGCCAAGCCCCTAACCAAGTTTGATTTCGAATCTGTCACTTTCGGCTTTTCCAAGGTGGCAGCAATTGCGGTGTTGACCGACGAGCTGATCCGTTTCTCAAATCCTGCAGCTGATGCACTGGTTCGTAATGCGCTGGCCGAGGCCGTGATTGCCCGTCTGGATACGGACTTTGTTAATCCGGCTAAGGCGGCAGTTGCCGATGTTTCTCCGGCATCAATTACCAATGGCATTGTCGGCGTTGCATCGACAGGGGACCCCGATACGGATGCAGCAGCGGCATTCCAGCAGTTTGTTGATAATGATCTGCAACCAACCGGTGCCGTGTGGTTGATGTCTGCATCAACGGCGCTGGCTCTTTCGATGAGAAAGAACGCGCTTGGACAGAAAGAGTACCCGGATATGACCTTGCTCGGCGGTACGTTCCAGGGGTTACCCGCTGTGGTTTCTCAATATGTGGGCAACATTCTCGTGCTGGTAAACGCCTCGGATATCTATCTTGCCGATGATGGTGGCGTAGCGGTGGATATGTCCCGTGAAGCGTCGCTTGAAATGCTCAGCGATCCGGTAGGTAACAGTGGCACAGGGGTTGGCGCAACTGAAATGGTCTCAATGTTCCAGACCAACAGCGTAGCTATCCGTGCCGAACGCTGGATTAACTGGAAGCGTCGCCGCACGGCGGCCGTTGCGGTCATTTCGGCGGTTGCCTATACGACCAGCTCCGGTACAGCCACTGCACCTGCGCCAGCGGGCGAATAATACCCTGTGAAATGTGAGGGGCTTCGGCCCCTTCTTTTGGGATCGAGCGTGATATGAAAGAAATTAAATATCTTAAAAAAACCCACGACTCCCACGTAGGCCGGATCAGAACTTTGTCAGCACGAGACGCCGAAATATTGGTGATTCTTGGTTATGCGGAATATCACCGACCTAGGCGACCACGCGCCAGAGGCAGTAATAAAAAGGGCAACGGCAATGCGTAACTGGTTTCGTCGAAAAGAAAAAGCTATGCAACCTCCTTCATATGGGAGCGGTTGGGTCTCGATAATTCGCGAGGCTTTTACCGGGGCCTGGCAAAAGAATATTGAGGTAAAGCAAGATGTGGTCCTTGCCTCACACGCCGTGTTCTCGTCGATAGGCCTGATTGCGGGCGATATTGGCAAGATGCCCGTGCTGCTCAAGGGAAAAAACTCTGACGGCACCTGGCAGGATATCGAAAAAAAGACCGTCTCCAGCCTGCTTTTAAAACCAAACTTTATTCAGACGCGCATTCAGTTTTATGAAAACTGGATGGTGTCAAAACTGACTAACGGCAATACCTACGTTCTGAAAATCAGGAATGCAGGCGGGGATATTGAACAGTTAAGAATTCTCGACCCCAGCCGGGTGCAGCCCCTAATTTCGGATGACGGTGCGATTTTTTATCAACTGATGGCTGACAACGTGGCTGGCCTCAAGGAGTCGGTAACTGTACCGGCAAGGGAAATTATTCACGACCGTTTTAATTGCCTGTTTCATCCTTTGGTCGGTCTTTCTCCGATCTTTGCCTGCGGCGTATCCGCGATGCATGGGCATTATATTCAAAACAGCAACGCCAACTTTTTTAAGAACGGTGGAAAACCGGCAGGCGTCATAACGGTGCCCGGCTCATTAAGCGTTGAAAAAGCGAGAGAGTTAAAACAGGGCTGGGAGGCGGGCTATACCGGAGAGAATGCAGGGCGTACCGCCGTTCTTTCCGATGGGGCCGGATATACGCCCCTTGCCATGAGTGCGACCGACTCTCAGGTTGTTGAGCAGCTTAAGCTCACTGCTGAAATAGTCTGTTCCACCTTTCATGTCCCGCTCTATAAGGTGGGGCTGGGCAGTGCCCCAACGTACAACAATATTGAAGCGCTGGATCAGCAGTATTACTCCCAGTGTTTGCAGACACACATCGAGTCAATAGAACTTCTTCTCGATGAAGGCCTCGACCTGGACAGCAAGGTAGGTGTCGAGTTTGACCTTAACGTTTTGCTTCGAATGGATACCGGCGCCCGCTACAAATCGCACAGCGATGGGATCAGTGGTGGCTGGCTTGCACCGAATGAGGCCCGTAAAAAAGAGAATCTTCCGCCGGTTACTGGTGGCGGATCACCGCTTATTCAGCAGCAAAACTATAGCCTTGCAGCACTGGCCAAGCGCGATGCCAAAGACGACCCGTTTAAGACGGACAGCAGTGCGCCGGCGGCGGTCCCCGAAATACAAAATGAACCCGTGAAGCCAGAAGACGTTCCGGGCAGCAAGGCTCTGTCTGAAACCGAAGCCTTTATTCTGAAGAGCATGCTTAAAGGAATAATAAACCCATGAACGAGCGTGAGTTATCCCTGATAAAACATATGGGTGAGGTCTTTGCCTCGCATATTTCTGACATTAATAATCAGTTCAATAAAGCCTTGCAGGAGCATATGACGCTGGTGGGTGAGAAGCTGGCCAGCATGGGGGAAGAACTGAATGCTCTTGCTAAAGCGACCCCACCGGATTTCAGCGGCATGATTGCAGATGCTTTATCAGCCATGCCGGAGCCAGCGGCGCCAGAGCTTCCCGACATTGAAAAGATGGTGCGGGACGCGGTAGCTCAGATTGAAATCCCTATGGCCCCGGAACCTCCCAACATTGAAAAAATGATTGCTGATGCGGTTAGTCACATTGAAGTGCCGGTTGCACCTAAGTTGCCTGATATTGAGAAGATGGTGCAGGAGCAGGTATCTGCTTTTGTCAGCGCATTGCCTGAAGTTCATGACGGCGCAGACGGCAAAGACGCGCTGCAACTTGAGGTTCTCCCCGATATCAACGAGGAAGAATCATACCCTCGCGGCACCTATGCCTTGTTCAAAGGCGGCCTATGGCGTGCTTATCAGAGAACGATGGGCCTATCTGGGTGGGAATGCGTAGTTTCTGGTGTACACAGCGTTGATGTCATCCAGAACGCACAACGGGAATTTAGCATCAACCTGTCCCTATCAGATGGTGTCATGGTTGAAAAAACCTTTTCCGTGCCTGTGCTTATTTACCGTGGTGTGTTTAAAAATGGTGAAGGGTATCAACCGGGCGACACCGTGACCTGGGGTGGCTCGCTCTGGCACTGTGACGATGAAACGGCGGACAAGCCTGGCGAGATTGGATCCAAAGGCTGGACATTGGCCGCCAAACGTGGCCGAGACGGGAAGGATAAATAATGGCAACCCCAATCATGCTTGTCACGCTTCAGGAAGCTAAAGATCACCTGCGTATTGATGAAGACGACGGTGACCCTGATTTGACGCTAAAAATCCAGGGCGCCAGCGCAGCTTTACTTTCATTCATTCAGGGCAGTCGCGACTTGATCGTTAACTCGGCTGGTGAACTTATTGAGGAAACGAACGAGCTTTCCCGAATGAAATCGGCGCTGCTGGTTTTGCTGGGGTATATGGACCGGAACCGAGGTGGAGAGGAAGGGGAAAAACTCAGTCAGGGTAATCTTCCCTTTGCGGTCACGATGCTTATTTACGATCTGCGCCAGCCGAGTGTGGTTTAGTCAGGAGGGATGCTATGGCTTGTTCAGGATGTGAACGCCGCCGAGAGTGGCTAAAAAAGTGGAGTAAAATTGCCTATGAACGAGCAACAGGTAAGCCAGCTGCTGCAGGCGATGGCAGCACAGACAAAAGCAATGAACCGCCTGGCGGAATCAAATGAGGCGCTTGTCACCATAATTGTTCAGACGCTGGAGGAAGAGGAAGGCATTGATACTACCTCTTTAGGTGGTAATTACCTCAGCGGTAAACCCAGGGGGTAATATGCAGGCCGGAAAACTCCGCCATCGAGTCACGCTACAAAAGCGTGTTAACCATCGCGATCCGCAGACGGGCGCCGTCATCCCTGGCTGGGAAGACGTTAAAAAAATCTGGGCCGACGTTGTGCCGCTTTCGGCACGAGAGTTTGTTGCATCCCAGGCCGTTCAAAGCGAAGTGACCACGCGCATTACCATCCGAAAACGAAGTGATGTGACGAACAAACACCGCATTCTTTTCAGGGGGCAGGTTTACAACATAGAGGGCGTACTGCCGGATCCAGTAAGCGGGCTGGAATACCTTACGCTGCCCTGTTCAGAGGGGGCTAACGATGGCTGATGGCGTTGATTTTTCTCTTATTGGTATTGATTCCCTGCTAGGAAAGCTGGATACCATCAGTCTCGACTTGCGTAAAAAGGGGGGGAGGGCGGCGCTTCGCAGGGCGGCTAATGTTATTGTGCAGCAGGCTAAAACAAACGCTCAAAGGGTGGACGACGCCCATACCGGCCGGAGTATTGCGGATAACATTGCGTTGCGGTGGAACGGAAAGATTTTCAAGCAAACGGGTGACCTGGCGTTTCGGGTGGGCGTGCTCCACGGTGCTGTTTTGAAAAACCATCCGGATAAGGCAAAAAATGCGCCTACACCACACTGGCGTCTTCTGGAGTTTGGTACCGAAAAAATGGCCGCTCAGCCAATTATGCGACCGGCAATCGCTTCGACGGTGGACAAGGTGGTAACCACCTTTGTGACGGAATATGAAAGGGCCATTGATCGGGCTATTTCCAGAGCGCAGAAGCGAGGTATAAAACCATGATAGCGCCGATTTATTCTGTCTGTGCCACCTCACCCGCCGTCATGGCGATATTGGGCGGCGATGATGTCAGGCTTTATCCGTTTGGCGAGAATGCCGACGACGTTATCTACCCCTACGCGGTGTGGCAAAACATTGGTGGCCTGCCTGCCATGTTCCTCGGCAATCGCCCCGACGTGGACAGCTTCTCCATTCAGGTCGATGTCTATGCAGATACGCCGGTTCAGGTGCTTGCAGTGGCAAAAGCGCTACGGGACGCCATCGAGTCTCATGCGTACGTCACGCGGTGGGGCAATCAGGACCGAGACCCCGATACAAAGCGCTATCACTACTCTTTCAACGTTGACTGGATAGTGAAGCGTTAGAACACCGAAACTTTAACCCGCCGGCCCTGAGCCGGTTTTTTTATGTCCGGAGAAAGCCCATGTCTGTATTAACCCAAGGCACGCAGTTTTTTGTCCTCGCCGCTGGCGCCGTCAGCGAAGTTGAATGCATCACCTCCTTTACTCCTGGCGGCAATCCCGCCGACCAGATTGAAGATACTTGCCTGAGTGAGCGTAATAGCCGCACTTATAAAAAGGGTCTCCGCACTCCAGCGTCAGCCTCTGTGACGCTCAATGCCGATCCGAAAAATGCCAGCCATCTTAAATTACAGAATCTGGCTGAGTCAGACGATGATACCTTACTCACCTTTGCTGTTGGTTGGGCGGATGGCGAGTCTTTGCCAACTGTTTCGGCGAATGGCGGTGCGGGTTCTGTTGATGGGTTGACGCTTCCAGAAGACCGCACCTGGTTTGTTTTTCAGGGTTACGTCTCAGACTTCCCGTTTGACTTCCAGGCCAACACCGTTGTCAGCACTACGGCCACGATTCAGCGCTCTGGCCCGGCAGTTTGGGTA